CCAACAACATATGACTCTACTTCTGTCTCCTGTGGTGCTACCTGAAGACCCTTAGAACTAATCCAATGCTCTGTCCAAGGTAAAGGATTATTCTTAAGAGGAATATCATACTTGGGTTTAAGATTTATGGATCTTAATCTCTTGTTAGCAACCCATTCAACATATTGATATAAAAGTTTATCGTTCAATCCTATCATACTACCATCTTTAAATAGATATTCTGCCCACTTCTTCTCCTCATTCACACACTTATCAAACATTTTATATGTCCACTCCTCCTCTTCCTTGAATATCTCAACCATTTCAGGATCATCACCCTTTCTCCAGTTGTTTAATATATTCTGAGTTATTGCGAGGTGTTGGTTCTCGTCTCGTGCAATAAGGGAAATAATCTTAGCTGACCCTTCCATAAGCTTAAGTTCACCAAATGCAAAACTGCAAGCAAAACTAACATAAAAGCGTATACCTTCGAGTATGTTGACATTTGTTACTGCCCTATAGAGATGTTTTTTTAAATCTTTTCTTGTCCATTCTGAGTTAACATGATCCCTCATATCCTCTTTCCAAGCAGAACTCTGACCATATTCCTGTGCGTAATTAATAAACTTATCATATGACTCAGTTACACTAGTAGCACGTTCTAATATTCTATCGTCTTTAATAATAGTATCAAAAACTTCTGAAGGATCAGAATAGACATTCTTAATTACATATGTATATGATCTACTATGGATCATCTCCATAAAAGACCAGACTTCCATACATGCTTCTAACTCAGGTAAAGAACAGTAAGGTAAGAAAGCCATACCAGGAGCACGACCTTGTACACTATCAAGCATGATCTGGTACTTAAGGTTGCTCGTATAAACGTGCTTTTGTTCTGGACGTAACGTTTGATAATCTCCACGATCTTTTTGTAAAGATACCTCTTCTGGTCTCCAAAAATATCCTAGTTGTTGTTTTGTAAGATTTTCAAACTGTGGATATTTAAAATTATCATACCTTTGTACACCTAATGGTTTACCAAAAAACATAGGTTGCTTCTTAGTATCAACCTCTTCCGTATTAAAAACGGTCATTCCCTTTATCTTAGATGGCACAGGACTCACACTCCTCCTCTTTAGCGTTTTCTAAGTCAGAAATAAGACTTTGAAGATCTGGTTGATCATTTTCATCACTCTTCATATCATTTGTGTTTTGATAATATGATGTCTTCCAACCATACTTATATGTAGTTAGAAGATCTTGTGCCATGACACTTACAGGAACCTCATTATCTTCATAATGTTCTGGATTATAACTCCAGTTACCAGATATTGCTTGATCAAAAAACTTCTGCATTACAGAGACAATATTTATATACCCCGTGTTGTTCGGCATATCCCACAATAAAGTATAATTATTCTTTAAGGAATTATACTGTGGAACAACCTGCTTAAGAGGTCCTTTCTTTGATTTCTTAATGGACAAATATGCTCTAGGAGGCTCGATTCCGTTTGTTGCATTTGACACAACGGAACTGCTCTCCGATGGCATTTGTGCAGACAATGTTGAGTGCCGTAAACCGTGGGTGGTGATATCATTCCTAAGAGACTCCCAATCATGCTGCAACTCCTGAGATGAAATCTCATCTACGTCTTTCTTATATGTATCAATTGGTAGTATCCCATCGGCATATTTGGTACGTCCAAAGTTATCACAATATCCTTTCTCTTGTGCTATTTTATTAGATGATTTGAGAAGATAATACTGGAATGATTCAGATAATCCATGCACAGCATCCCATGCCTCTTGTGATCCATAATCAAATCCAAGTTTTGCCAAATAATGTGCAAGACCAATAAATCCTACCCCCAAACTTCTACGTGCCTTTGTAGCAACTTCTGCTGCCTTTACAGGGTACTTCTGATAGTCTATCAATTCTTCTAGACCACGAACTGAAAGATCACATAAGTCCTCCAATTCTTCATCAGATCTAATCTTACCCACATTAACTGCACTTAAAATACAAAGAGCAATTTCTCCATACTCATCATCGATATGTTGAATGGGGAATGTAGGTAATGTAATCTCTTGACACAAATTACTCATCTCAACCTTATCCTTAAAGGATGAATGAGTATTGCAATGATCTATATTCATTATATAAACACGTCCAGTCTCTGCTCTCTCCTTTAGTAAGTCGAGGATAAGTTCTTGTGCTCCAATTGTGGACTTTGGGATGGAGTCATCATTTTCGTACTGGCAGTATAACCTATCAAAATCATCGGTCCCAAAACTCTCATACAAGTTAGGACAATCATGAGGGGAAAA